GTCGTCGTAAAGTGGGGATTAGATGAAGTTCTATCCCTGCGTTCGTTAAACATAAACGCACCATCACCGATTACAAAACGGTACAGTTGGCCGGGGCAATACACGCCCTTCGATCATCAGAAAGACACCGCGTCTTTTATGACGCTGAACAAGAAGTCCTTTTGCTTTAACGAGCAGGGCACAGGTAAAACCGCATCGGCTATATGGGCGGCAGATTACCTTATGACCCAAGGTAAAGTTAAACGTGTGCTGGTCGTCTGCCCCTTGTCGATTATGGACAGCGCATGGCGTAGTGATCTATTTTCCTTTGCCATGCACCGCACAGTAGATGTAGCTCACGGGAGCAAACAGAAACGTAAAAAGATAATCAACAGTGGGGCTGAGTTTGTAATTATAAACTACGATGGTGTTGAAGTTGTTAAAGACGAGATCGCTGCGGGCGGGTTCGATTTGTTTATCGTAGACGAGGCTACACACTATAAGAACGCGCAGACAAAACGGTGGAAGACACTAAACAAACTAATCAAAGAGGATGATTGGTTGTGGATGATGACAGGTACACCCGCCGCGCAAAGTCCAGTCGATGCTTACGGCCTAGCTAAACTTGTAAACCCGTTGGCAGTGCCGAGATTCTTTGGGGCATGGAGAGACATGGTCATGTGGAAAGTCACGCAGTTCTCTTACAAACCTAAAGAGACCGCCAAAGACACAGTGTTCCACGCACTACAACCCGCTATCAGGTTTACCAAAGAGGAGTGCCTCGACTTGCCTGACATGGTCTATACCAAACGCTTTGTTGAGATGACACCACAGCAGAAGAAGTACTACGAAACATTGCGTAAGCAGATGTTAATGCAGGTAGCAGGGGAATCTGTGACTTCAGCTAACGCCGCGATTAACATGAACAAGCTACTACAGATCAGCGCGGGGGCAGTATATACTGACGAAGGTGACTCGATAGAGTTCGATATCAGGAGCCGATACCAAGCGCTGAAAGAAACTATAGATGAGAGCAGCAAGAAAGTAATCGTATTCGTGCCGTTCCGACACACTATAGATATGCTAATACAAAAGCTAAAAGCGGACGGCATCACGTCTGAAGTCATACGAGGAGATGTATCTGCGGCTAAACGCACAGATATATTCGACAGGTTTCAGTTAAAGCCTGACCCTAAAGTCCTAGTAATCCAACCACAGTCCGCCGCGCATGGCGTAACCTTGACCGCAGCGAATACAATAGTGTGGTGGGGCCCTACTTCTTCTTTAGAGACTTACCTACAAGCTAACGCCCGTATTCACCGTGCAGGGCAAGACCATAAATGCACTGTAATTCAACTAGCGGGGTCTGCCGCGGAAAAACGCATCTACCGTATGTTAGATGAACGTATAAATGTACACACTGCTATGATAGATTTATACAAAGAAATACTTGACTAACTACCATACAGTCGTATATGACAGTAAAACAAGTATAAAACGGAGAACAACATGGCTGTGTCAGTAGACAAGTTGGTTAAAGCGTACACTAAGATACGCGATAAACGATCGGAGCTAACTTCCAAGTATAAAGAGGAGGAGGGCAAACTCCGAGAACAGCAGGACAAGGTAAAACTCGCCCTGTTAGAATATTGCAAGGAACACGAAGTCGATAGTGTGCGCACTGCTTCGGGCTTGTTCTATCGCACTGTGAAGCAACGCTACTGGACGAGTGACTGGGAATCCATGCACAATTTTATTATGGAGAACAAAGTCCCTCAGTTTTTTGAGAAGCGTTTAAATCAAACCCATGTACGTCAGTTCATTGAGGAAAACCCTGACCTAATTCCGTTGGGTCTAAATGTGGATTCTGAGTACGCAATCTCTGTGAGGAAAAAATGAGTGACATCGAATCACCATACGTGAATATAAATACGGTAGTGGACTACTTCCAAGTGTCCCTATCTACAATCCGTAAATGGATATACACAGGTGAAATCCCCGCCAGTAGCTACATAAAGGTAGGCGATATCTACCGGTTTCGGCTCGACGAAGTGGAGGCTGCATTAGCTTCTAAAACCAATAAGGCTCAAAAAGAAGCCTCCAAAGCAAACTCAGAAGGAGAATAGTTGATGGTAGACCAAGTAACTTTCGGGAGTGGTGGTAGCCCCAATCGGATTAGCCTCCGTGGTGGACGTTTCCATCAATCCATTGGCGGTGAGAACGTCAGCGTAAGTGATGGTCCGTTAGATTTAATTATAGTGAACGCCGCAAAGTTGGCTCGCACTTATTATGAAGGTGCGTACGATCCAGCAAACCCATCTGCCCCGACATGTTGGTCGCCAGATACGCAGGTACCGTCCAAAGATGTTCCGACAGGCCAAAAGCAAGCTAATCGCTGTATGGACTGCCGACAAAATATCAAGGGTTCAAGCATCGGTGGAGGCCGAGCTTGTAGGTATTCGCAACGTCTGGCTGTTGTATTGGAAGGTCAGATGGATACAGTTTATCAGATGCGTATTCCCGCCACATCTATTTTTGGTAAAGACCCAGAAAGTGGTATGTCTATGCAGGGTTACGCTAAGTACTTACACAAGCACAAAACCTCGTCGATATCGGTGGTTACACGGGTATGTTTTGACGAAAAGTCTGCGACACCTAAACTGTTTTTTAAAGCTGTACGTGCGCTTAACGAACAAGAACTTAATAAGGCGGTCGAACAAAAAAGTAGCCGTGCGGCAAGCACAGCTGCGTTACAGACCATGTCGGTTCAACCAGAACCCACAATGGATAGCTCTCCGTTTACAGAAGTAAGCGGTTTTGAATACAACAAAGGAGAAGACTTATGGCAGTAGCCAAACAACTACAATTAATAAAGGGCGTAGAAGCTCATTACCCACGTCTCAATCAAACATACAGATTTGATAGGAGTGTTCTCCCTAAAGGGAAGACAGTGCCTTGTGGCCCTACCGAAGAGAACGCAAAGTACGAGACAAAGTTTCGTATGACTGAGGCGCAAGCAAAAGAATTGTATACGGCTATGGCAGGCGCATACAAAGAAAAGGCAGACCAAAACTGGCCTGCTATGCCCAAACACACGGACGTGTTTGATAAAGATGCAGATGGTAAGTATATTGGCTCTGCTCAACTAAAGGGTCAGTATTCTGGTGTGGTTACCGAAAAGCCCCTACAGGTTGACGCGAAGAACAGAAGACTACCTTCTGACTTTGAACTCACACACGGTAGTATCGTGAACATGGGGGTAACGCTTGTACCATACAACATGAATAGTCATGGTGTGTCTCTACGGCTAAAAGCCGTGCAAGTACTAGAGCTTGCTGAGAAGAAGCAATACTCACCGTTTGAAGCACAAGACGGTTTCTCTGTAGAAGAAGATGATGCTTCAGCCGTGTTCGAAGATGTGGTTGATTCTGCACCTGTTGAGGTAGATGAGATCCCCGAACCAGTAAAGGTCGCCAAGAAGAAAGAGGGAACTGCTCCCCCCGCTGATGAGGCTGACCTTGAATCTATCGTGGCTGGCTGGGACGACTGAGGGGTCAGTCACCTAGTTTAACGATAGACAGTTGCGGTGGGTTCATTACCCTTTCGATGGCCCACCGCAACATATTTTTGGAGCAGCAAATGAACAGCCTAGATTTTTTACGGGTGCTATTAAGCGACAGCGGTATATACTGCATGTTCGCTGCGAAGGGCACCAAAACAATACAAAAGTTCTACGATACTATTGAGGACGCTGACCGTGCAGGTCGCGAGTTTGCCGCGCAAGGTTTAAACACGTACTTCGCCTTGGGGACATACAACGAGGCAGGTAACCGTAAGGCTATAAACGTACGTGAGATGAAGTCCCTATTCCTTGATCTGGATTGCGGCCCATCGAAAGAATACCCTACGCAGAAAGCGGCGATCGACGACCTACGTGCTTTCTGTAAGAAGCTATCCCTACCTAAACCTATGATGGTTAACAGCGGCAACGGGGTACATGTATACTGGCCCCTCACCGAAGCAGTTTCGGCGGAGAAATGGCTGGTAGAAGCTCAACGACTGAAGCAAGCATGTGTGGACAACGGCCTATTTGCCGACCCTGTAGTCACTGCCAACCTTGCGCAAATACTTCGTGTACCGGGGGGCTTTAACCATAAGTCAGACCCACCTCTACCTGTAGAGTTCTTCGGGGTAGCCGAGCCGGAACCTGTAGTGCTGGAAGAGTTTACGTCAAAGCTAGGTGTTTTAGCGAAGCCAGTTATCAAGATCGACTTGGGTACTGACGCTCTTTACGAAGCCTACGCTGAGAACAGTGAGAATGTTTTCAAGACAATCATAAAGAAAACTGTGCAAGGGCGCGGGTGCGACCAGTTAAAGTACATCGCTATGAACCAAGCAGAGGTAAGCGAACCTTTGTGGAGGGCAGGGCTGTCTATTGCGAAGTTTTGTAGTGACGGGGCTACAGCCGCAGTAAAAATATCAGAGAAACACCCCGGATACAACGAAGCAGATATGCGCAAGAAGGTGGACGAGATAAAAGGCCCATACACCTGTGCGCGTTTTGACGAGCTGAACGAAGGTACCTGCCGTGACTGCCCACTGTGGGGAGAAATAAAATCGCCGATTGTACTGGGTAAGCGTATTCGGCAGTCCGAAGGTGAAGTGGTAGTATCTGCACCGATAGTAAAGGCAGGGGTAAAGAAGTCCGAAGACTTTGAGATACCAGAATACCCTAAGCCTTACTTCCGTGGAGCGGCGGGCGGCGTATTCTTACGCAGTAGTAACTCTGACGGGGATGTCGAAGAAGAGGTTATATACCACTACGACATTTATATTACTCGGCGTCTGCATGACATCGAACTGGGCGAGACGCTAGTGTTCCGCTTACATTTACCAAAAGACGGTGTACGACAGTTTAACGTACCTCTTACGAGTATAACTTCCCGTGAGGAGTTCCGTAAGTGTATGGCGAAAGAAGGCGTCACTGCATGGGGAAAGGCTCTAGATAAATTAATGGCATACACAACAAAATGGGTTGACGAACTACAAAGAACAACCACAGCTCACGAAGCGCACCGCCAGTTCGGCTGGGCTGGTGACGATATGGAAGCGTTCGTGTTAGGCGACAAGTTAGTTACTGCGACAGGCGTGGACTTTAATCCGACTTCCTCTAGTACAGCAGCGTTAATGGATTCGTTTGAGGCTAAAGGCACTCGCGAACGTAACTTTGAGCTATTGGATTTTTATAACAAAGAAGGGTTTGAACTACATCAATACGTGGTAGGTATTGGTTTCGGCTCGCCGCTCATGGCGCTTACAGGGTTGAACAGTATGTCTGTACATCTTTATGGTGGGTCGGGGGTAGGTAAAACTACTGCACAGATGGCGGCAATCGGTATATGGGGAAGCCCTGAACTTCTGACACTGCAAAAAGATGACACGCATAACTCACGCATGCACCGTGGGGAAGTTATGCACAACCTACCCTTAGTGTCGGACGAGATGACTAACGTAACAGGTGAGCAAATGTCCCAATACGTTTATCAAGTATCAGGTGGTCGTCAGAAGAATAGACTAGCTGCCAACGGCAACGTCGAACGGGCGAGGGGTAAACCTTGGCAACTACTCGCGTTGAGCTCAGGCAACACAAGTGCATGGGAAATACTGGGTCGGCACAAAGCAACGCCGAAAGCGGAACTGTACAGGATGTTTGAAATCCATGTGCAGAAGAAGAATTTTACTTTGGGGAATAACACGGAGACCAAAAAACTATTTGAAGATTTTAAAAACAACTATGGGCATATAGGTACAGAATATATTCAGTGGGTTATGGGTAACAAAGAAGAAGTAATCCGCATCGTTGAGTCTGTACGTACACGTTTAGACAAAGCGGCCGGACTTAGCACGGAGCATCGGTTCTGGTCTTGTGGCAATGCCGCAATCCTAGCGGGTCTTATTATTGCTAAGAAGTTGAATCTTGTTAATTATGATGTCGGTGCTGTGTATAAGTGGGTTGTACGTGAATTGATTTCTCGTAATAGCTATGTGAACGACGTAGGCTCGTCTGTTACACAAACACTTAATAACTACTTGTCAGAAAACTACAACAACATGCTGAAGATCGAAAGCACTGAAGACCTTCGTGGTAAAAACGACAACGGCTTAGATCAACTTGTACCTGTCGGGGCATCACCTAAAGGCCACCTTGTTGCACGTTACGAGCCTGATACGAAGTTACTGTTCCTAAGATTGAAGCCGTTCCGAGAGTGGTGTGTAGACCAGCAGATAAACTACCAAGGCATTGTAGATGACTTGAAGAATAAGTTAGGCGCAAAGCGAACAAAGAAACGCCTTACTAAAGGCACTGACTTCAACCTGCCGCCAGATTGGGTGCTAGAGATGGAGTTTGCAGAAATGGAGCAGGGAAGTGATGGATCAGAAGGTATTGAAAGTTGATGATCTAAACCCTGACGGGTTACGGGTCACTGTTAACTGGGAAGACATGAGTGTGGGGGCGTCGATATTCGTGCCTTGTGTCAACACTGAGAAGGGTAAAGAGCAACTAAATAAGGTCGCAAAGCTAAAAGAATGGGAGTTTAGCACCCAAACTTGCATAGAGGACGGTAAATTAGGTTTACGTGCGTGGCGTACTGTGTAATGATACAGGTACAACGTTCTCCTGTAACACTGTGAATGTTGATCTCCGCCTGAATACTTGCCCCTGCTTCGGCGGGGGCTTTTTCGTTAGAGTCCTTGGAAACCTTGATTATACTCGTCGCGGATTTGCTTCATGGCTTCAGTGTGTATCACCCCGCCCCGTGCGTTGCCAGAATTTCTAACAAAATTATCGTATGATTTCTTACGTGTCTCTCTCGTGATTTCCCTGTCAGCGAAGACTTCGGGTAGCCCGCGGTTGAACTCTTTTTGCATAGCTATCAACTTGCGCATTTCGTCCACATCGCCAGCCATCTTCGCCATATTATAACGCTTGTTGAGTTTGGCGCGGCGTTCATTAACCGTTTTCTTACGGCGCATGATGTTCCGGTTGTAGTCAAGCTCCCGCACATACTCCGCAGGGGCGAACCCAGCCCCCTGCATCAAGGCGTTGTATAGGCTAATGTCCTCGATTACAGCGTCGTTCCGGCGGGTAGTCGCACCATCGTTGTAATACCGAAATCCTTTCGCAAAGTTACGTAAAGCCGACGGCAGTACTGTCTCAGTACCACGCCACAATGCTAGGTTGTCTTTTGATGTGAGACCTTCCCACATCTCAGTGCCGCCGCGGATAGTGCTGTTTGCTATACCCACTACAGGGCCACCCATCTGCTCTGCAAATGTCCATATTGGGCTTTGATCTTTTTCGATAAATGGAGGGCGATACAGTAAGCTGTTAAGAGCTATACGGCTCGAAATTTCGGCGTCAAATATTAGGTTGGCTAACCCCCCGTATATACCTTCGCCGGTAAATTTACGTATCTGCGATTCAAAATCGTCCTCATCATTGTCTATGAGCGTGTTAACAATCGCGCCGATTGCGCCCATCATCGGCATGCCACCAACACCGGCCATGATACCCGTGCTAACCATGAAGTTACGTAGACCAATCCGTGCAATCTTGCGATCCCTTGCAATCTGCTGCGCTTCCGCTTCGGTAACGCCCTGCTCCTGCATGATGCGCTCTATGTTTGTCGTGCCAATAGAGTCGTGGCCCAACTTATACATCATGTAATATTTGGCGATGGCAAAGCGCTTGAACAAGAATACCACATTACCGAAACCACTTTGTGCATAAATTGGACGGCCCGCAGCGGAGGTTGAACCAAGCGTGAACTCGGTTGTCTCAATAGCTTTCTGTGCGGCGTCTTTGTAGTCCTGATCGGTAAGCTGCCTACCTTCAGCTTGTAGCTTCCGCACTTCAAGGGCGTATGATGCACGTAGAGTTGTTTCTCGGTTGACACGTTCCGAGTGGTGGAACATGGCACTGGTCCATTTGTTTACACCCTCTAACGGAGCATCACGGCCAATCTCAAGGCTTTCCTGCGTCAAAGATTGGTTGGCTTGGCCTTGGTCACTTGCTGTCTCAAGCAGTACATCGAGTCGGATTGCCTGTTCCGATGCCGGTAGTTGGTCACGATCCACACCCAAATAGTTGAACATCGACTTGCCTTGGATGCCCATTTTGACTTCTTGCTCTATAGGCTTACCGTCGGGGCCAGTGACCATAATCCCGCGTGTCTTCGGAGCGTTCGTTATTAGGGTCATCGCTTCGCGGTATGCACGGCCTGTATTAACTACCCCGTACTCTGCCGAAATGATTGGCATAGCACTCATGGCAACATCGAAGAACGTGATAGCTGCTGACGAGAAGTTTAACCCCATCGTCATGTTAAAACCAATGGCGTTAAGCTGTTGTGACCAGCGAGGTACGTCTGGCTTCTGCGCGAACGCGGCCATCCGGTCGAGCTTGCGCGCAACATCTGCGGTCTCAGGGTTATCGAGATAGCCGCCTTCTTTTAGTTTGTTACGGAACCCTTCGATCTCCGCTGCCGATTGTATCTGCACGATCTGTCGGTTTAGGTCACGGCCCTTCTCCCGCATCATCGTCGCGGCGTCGAACTCAGCGTCACCTATCTTAGTAGGTGTCGTGTCCCCGATATAACCACGTACGTCTCCACGTCTGCGGAAACCCTGCATGAATGAACGCTCAGGCATTGCGTCTAGGGCTAGGTCTACAACACTTTGTACCGCCGCTTCATACGCTTTGTTGTCGGGCCTACCATTTTTATCCCTAAAGCTGCCCTTAGACATCTCCATGTTCTTCAAGATATCGTACACAAACGACGAGCTAGGTACGGCTTTGAAGTTCATGGGTTGGTCAGCACGGGTGTATGCAGGCTTAGTACCCTCCGCGAGCCTACCTGCTTTAACATTCCTTGCGATGTCTTGCTCTGCGAGCTTAAAGGCACGATCCAGCTCACGGCGGTTCTGGAAGTACTCTACTGAGTGGTTAAGCTGTCCGTTTTCATCAATGAAGTTATACTGCAGACGGTGCTTACCCTTACGCATCAGCGGGAAGTAGGGCCGGATAAGGCCGCTTTCCTTCATAAGAATATCTGACAACTTCTCGAAAGCCGAGGCACGGATATTGGGGTCTTGTATAGTAGCCTCTAAACGAGTGCGTAGGGCGGGGACAATTTCGTCGTACGTATCTTGGAAGAAGTTACGCATCTGTCTGTAAAACGCCTGCCCCTCTTTACCCATAGCGTTGTACTGCTTACGCAACGCATCGTATGCTACCAAGTCCTGCGGGTCAGGGTCTTTCATGTTCTTCGCTTTAGTGGTCTTTTTCTCATCCACATTAGCGTTGAAGTTCTGCACCCAAGCAAGGCGGGCCTTTTCAGACTTAAACTCTTTTACCACAGCTTTTTTAGTGGTGAGATCGTGGTATGTTGTTTTGTAGCTGCTGTAGAAACTACGCGGCATCGACGGGTCAACACGCAGTTCGGTAGACTTCGGGATGATATTATTCATAAGCTTAGCTGCGGCTTTGTTTTTACGGGCCCACGCTGCGTAGTTGTTAGTGATGGCGTCCAACTTGTCGGAACGGTTACGCATTGCACCGCTCATCTTACGGATCATAACGTTCAACTCAGGTGCAAACGGAATCTTCTTCTTGGCGACGTCGGCAAGAATGCGAGAGTCAAGGGAGTTGCGCACCACATTTTTTAGCATGTCTCCCCCTGTTTCTCTGGCGTTGTAGACTACATCACTTGCCATCTCGACGTACTCAGCACGTTTGCTCGAAGGTACAGCCGCCACTGCGCTCTTAGCAAGGTCCATGCTACCTTTGGGTGTACTCGCCGCGAGCATCAGCGAAGGCGCCGCCCGTGTAGCTGGGGACGGTGTAAGCATACCGTTAATAATACGATCTACTTCATCCAATGCAGATTCTGGGCTTTTTGGCTTCAGGCCAATAACCTTACGCACTATACGGCGTACTGCACCTGTAAACTTCTCCCAACCTGATACCTTGCCGTCGTCTAGTTTAATCAAGGCCAAGACACTTTGGAACTCAGGGTTACTGAAGGCTTCGGCGACAAACTCGTCGATGTTGACTGTGCCGCGTACGTCACCGAGCTCTTTACGCACGAGGTTAAGCAAGTTGGTTAGCTGCCGGGTTTCAGGCAGGGCGGGGTTTGCCAAGGACGCTGAAGTGGCCGCGTGAACCATCTCGTGCAGAATAGTATGTACGTTCATACCGTTAGTAGCGTCTATAGATATTGTGTTAGTCTCGGGCTCAAACAACCCAGCAGCTTTGCGCCCCACCACTTGCGATAGATCGTCAGCCACCTGAACCTGTGTAGTGCCAACAACTTCGGCTAACTTACCTGCGATCTGACGAACACGCTGTACTGGGCTTGTAGCTGCTATTGCATTGAGCGCAAACTGTAAGTCACCTCTTTGCAGTGCGTTCTGTATGCTAGGTAGCAGTGCTTGATCTAAACCATGCACGGGGTCAATAAGCAAGAAACCTAATGTGTCTTTACTATATAAAAGCCCATCATAGGCATCGTCGTACTCCTGTTGAGATAGAAGTTTGTCGTCGTTTTGAGTATCTTCGTATACGTACCTGTTACCTTCTTTGTCAGTACGTGTTGCCACAGCTGGGTCTAGACTTGCGTTTGCTCGTACTTTAGTCTTCCTAAACCCTTGACCGGCTAGATACGACTCTAGTTTTGTAAGCCCTCGCTTGAGCGTAATAGTGCCCGCTTCTTGGTCTCCGCGCATAGATTGGTCAAGCGCAACTTCAGTAGGGTTAATAACCTCTGCGGTGTAATCGTTTACCTGCTTCTTAAACTCTTTATCTACCCCTGCTTGGATATCTTTTATGTTTTTGACCATGCCGATATAGACATCAGATGGACTAAACTTAACAGTATCACGATTAGCTATACGACGGGCATCTATCATCTCTAGTATAGCACCTCTAGACATGTTTGCGTGAACCCACCGACGTGCGTCCATAGCCGCAGGTTGTGTCATACCGTTGTAAAAAGCAAACTGCGCAGGGGTAAAGTCCTTCTTAATATTCTGAGTAGGCCCAACCACCACAGTTGCACCGATTTCGGCGAGAGCATCAACGGGTCTACGGAACCGTTTAAAGAATGTCTTAGCGGCTAGGGCTGGGGCGTCGTCTTTAAGGTCAGCGTCCGATGTATTAAGTAGCTCGACAATACCTTCTTTATCAACTGCGGTAGTAACTTCAGGCGCAGATCGTGGGTCAAGCTGTGTATCGTGATACTCTTGAGCTTGAGCTGAACGGCGTCCATCTTCGAATAAAGCGTTAAGTTTTACTTCAGCTTCTTGATTACGGGTATCTTCAGCAGCTTGTAGCTGTGCTTGCGGTACTGACGCACCTTGAACAGTAGCGACAGGCGATGCGGGTGGTACAGCAGGAGGGATAGTTTGTTGAGCTGCGCCGGTTTGTTGGCCGGGTATAGCGTTTCGCTCCATAGCGGGTGTACCCAGCGGGGCAGCTTGTGGAGCAGCTTGTGCCGGTGTAACCGGCTCGGCGACGATTGCATCGACTTCTTCCGTAAGGTCCGCAACCGCTTCTGGGGATACTTCTAGTGTATCGGACTCTGAGCCATCTGGTCCTCCAGACACAGCAGCATCTCTCCCACTTCCTCCCATTGCATCGGTGTCAGATGTTGTAACTCCTTCGGAACTTCCAAGTTCGGTCGCCTGTCTTCCCACTGCTTCCAAGCGGTCTCTACCACTTGAAATGCTTTCTCCAGCTCCTCCGTCTGTAGGTCTAGCGTCTGCGGCCACTCCATCATTTATACCTCCTAACAAAGCGTTTACCCGAGCTTGCACGTCTGGGGTTTTTTTCAGCACAGCTGGGTTCTCCGCGTACTTATTCAGTTTAGCTTGGATGTTTTTGTCAGACAGGTCTTGCCCAATTATATTAGTCTCTTTCTTCGGGTCGCGTAGTTTAGCCCGAGGGCGCATGTTCAAACCAGCAAGCATATCGTCGGTCACTACCGTAGGGGCGGCTTTTTCTGCAGGGGATTCTAACATCCTGCGTTGCGCTATTATTTCGTTTATAACTTCAGGAGTATACTTCGCGTCTAATTCTTCTCGTATAAAGTCTTCGGTTACATTAGGATTAGCTAGTTCTGGGTCAGTCGCCAAGGCTTCTATGGCCTTCTGCCTAGAATCGGTTACTACCGTAGGGGTGACTGGGAACAGCTCACCCTGCTCTGGCTCTTCGGTTACTACCGTAGGGGCGACTTTTTCTGGCGAGTACTCAGCAACTTTAGCTTTAGCGGTTTTAACGATTGCCTCAGCCTGCGGCCCTTCCTCAGCTACGACAGCTTTTTGTACATCGGTTAACTCGGTAGTGGCCTGAACATCGCCGGCCAAGATTTCGTTCGCCTCGGCTTCCTGTGCAGCTTGAGCTTCTTGTTCTGGAGTTTTGTCTATTTTAGGTACAACAGGGTTTTTAGGTATTCTATCCCCACGTTCGCCGAACCCTGTAGCACGTACACCACCACCTATTAGACCACCCGCAATAGCGGCTTCACGGTACTCTGCAATAGCATCGTCGCTGTCTATAGATAGGCCAGCTTGTGCCCGCTCCATCATCTGCTGCCCGACTTCGGTCAAGCTCTCAGTGGTAGCACCGCCTGTAGCACGAGAAGTTGTACGGGTAAGCAACCCTTTCCAACCTGTTTTACCAGAGCCCATAGGTTTTAGTAGTTTAAACCCACCTAGTAATAACTTGTCTGCAACACCTTCAAGTGCCGCTTGGCCGAAAGTAGCGGTCAGCGCATCGCCTACATCGACCCTATCTTTTTCACCCGCAGCCACCTCGTCTTCTTGACGTTGGATGTTGTTACCAAACAGAATCGGCGCGGTTGCAAGACCAGCAGCGGTAGCACCAGCAACAAACGGAGCAGCTGCGCCCAAAACAGGAGCCACTACAGGAGCTGCTATAGTACCTAACGCCGCCGCGCCAAGACCAAGACCCAGCTGCGTACCTTGCTCACCAATAGTTTCACCTGCGAATGTTAACGCCGAGCCAAAACTATCGACGTCGGTAGACTGCATACGTTTAGGTTGTGTGAGAGATAATAAGCCTAGCTCTTGCCCGGCACGTTCTTCTAGACCCGTACCGTATCTTTCAAGAAACCCAAGTCCAGTCTGTTCGCCGACAGTTCCAACGGTCTCACCGAAAGCCCGCTTGACCTGCTTCTTACCCCGCTCGTACCCACGACC